GCAGGAATCTCTCCCCTAATGACCAGATTTGACCCACCAACAACCGAAAGGCCTAAGTCATGACCCAAAAGAAAACAGAAGTGCCAGAGGTTAAACCAATGAGTATCTACCTATACTTGGAATCGGCTTTGGCAGCCTCAAATTTTATCTCTGCAACTGATGCAGCTGCCGTACATCTCGCCCGGCGCATGGCCACGGCTTTAGATACGGCCTTTGACATGGGCGCTGATCTTAAAGACATAACAGCCCTATCTGGTAAGTTCTTAACAGTGTTGCAACAACTCCACTTAACGGTGGAGACTCGTACTGCCAGTAAACAAGAGGAACATGATGGAACAGCCTATGTCGGAGACTTCCTACGGCTTGTCAAAACCAAGAATCCAAAGCCCCCAGCTAAAACTGCCCAGCGCAGGGCCACTAGTAAGCCAACTGGCTAATGAGTTAGGTGTTCCATTACTGCCTTGGCAGGAACATGTTTTAGATGATGCGCTTAAGGTAAATCCAGACGGAACTTGGGCAAGGTCTCAAGTTGGTGTGCTTGTGGCTCGCCAGAATGGCAAGACTCACATGATGCGGATGCGCATGCTGGCTGGCCTGTACATCTTTGGAGAGAAATCCATTATTGCCATGTCACAGACACGCCAACTTTCATTAGATACTTTCAAGCAAACAGTAGACATGGCAGAAAGCCTTGACTGGATGCGTAAACGTATTAAGCGAGTCTCCCGGACTAACGGCCAAGAGGAAATTGAGGTGTATTGCCATCATTACCCCAAGTCATGTAATGGTAAATGCGAGAGACTACGAAAGTACGCAATTAGAGCTGCCACCAGCGAAGGCCCACGCGGTTCAACAGCAGACTTACTTTATGTGGATGAGTTGCGAGAGATTGATGAAGCCACATGGGCAGCCGTTACCCCAATCACCCGAGCCAGACCAAATGCTCAAGTGTTTTGGACATCCAATGCTGGCGACTTAAATAGCAATGTCTTAAATGAACAAAGGCGTAGAGCCTTGACCTTTGAGTCCAGCCGTATGGGTTACTACGAATACAGCGCACCTGCCGGGTCCGATGTAAATGACGAAAAGGCATGGGCAATGGCTAACCCTGCAATGGGTTACACAATTACAAAAGAAAACATTAAGGATGCATCAATCTTTGACACTAAGGATGCTTTCAAAACTGAAACTTTATGTATGTGGGTTGATGCCATTGATTCACCTTGGCCTATGGACATGTGGAATGCTGGCGAACAAGATATAAGCCTTGAGGATGAATTACCTACATGGATGGCCATAGACCTTAACTTCAATAGAGAGATGGCTTGCTTAATCACTATTCAAGAGCGACCAGAGGGCATGGCCGTATTCCTACATGAATGGAAGCGTGAGGGCGGTATAAATGATCTTGAACTAACTGGTGAACTGGCTCAACTAGCTCGTAGATACAGGCCAAGAAAATTTGCTTATGATCCAAATACTGCCGGGTACATTGCACCAAGACTTGCACAGGCTGGCATAGCAACCGAGCCAACACCTTGGGCATCAGCAGGTTTTGCCATTAGTTGCGATCAAACACTAAATGCTATGCAGTCTGGCAAATTCATTCATCCCGGACAAGAGACATTACATAGTCATTTAGTCTCATGTGCTAGACGGCCAGCATCAGATGGTGGATGGCGTATTGCCCGTAGAGCAGCGCAAGTACCAATCACAGCTGCAGTGGCTTTAGTCATGGCGGCAGGTCATGCTTGTGCGCCACAACAGACTGTGAGTATCATAAGTTCTTAAGGTCTACTTGGCAGTACCCCAGTGTGTGGGTTAGTCACTCCTATCACTAACCCACACACTTTCCGACACGCTTATCAGATGCTTGAATGTCACACATTTATGAGATAATGCAGTATGGGATTTATTGATTTCTTACTGGGTACAACACCAGAAAAATCAGACGTACAAGCCGCCGCTAAGGCTGGCGTTCAAATACCTTATTACCAAGATTCTTGGTCACCATTAGCCATGATCCGAGTAAGCCGATCAGATGCTATGCAAGTTCCAGCAGTGGCCCGAGCAAGAAACATTATCTGTGGAACTATCGGAACACTTGGCCTAAATGCTTACAATGACATTACCTACGCAAAAGTAGAGGGTAGATCATTACTAAAACAACCTGATCCAGCGTTGCCACTAGCTGTAACAATGACATGGATTATCGAGGACTTGTTATTTCAAGGGCAAGCGTTCATGGTCGTATTGGCAGTAAGTCCAGAGGATGGTCGCCCTACACAGGCTCGCCGAGTTGATCCAATGCGCGTTACTTTTACAACTGATACACAAACTGATGAGATTATCAACGGATTTTACCTTGATGGATACTTAACACCAGTTACAGGTGTGGGATCACTAATTATGTTTAGTGGCATTGATGAGGGCATCCTGAATCGTGGCGGACGTACAATTACAACAGCATTAGAACTTGAAAAGGCAGTTTCCCGGATGGCTGCCGAACCTAACCCAACAATGGTTATCAAGAATACGGGTGTGGACTTGCCACCTGAACAAGTATCCAGCCTGTTAGCCTCATGGGCAGCTGCTCGCCAAAAGCGATCAACCGCCTATCTATCCGGGCCACTTGATGTAACCACATTTGGCTATGATGCCCAACAAATGGAATTAAGCCAGTCACGCTTGAACACTGCAGCTGAAATTGCCCGTATGTGCAACATTCCAGCATGGTACTTGAATGCAGAATCAGCCAGTGCCACATATAGTTCAGTGACACAGGAGCGTCGCAGCCTCATCGATTTTAGTTTGCGCCCCTATATGTCGTGCGTGGAGGAAAGATTGTCGATGAACGACTTGACTCCTAGAGGGCAAACAGTTCGCTTTGATTTAGATGATTACCTACGCGGTAACCCTATGGAACAAATTGACGTTCTAACCAAAATGCTAGATGCAGGACTTATTACCGTTGATGAAGCGCGTGAGGAAATGGACTTAGCACCGAGAGGAAACACAAATGCAGATTAATTTTGATGGCCAGATTTTGGCAGCCGATACTGAAACACGCACCATTAAGGGACTTGTTGTACCATTTGCCAAAGTTGGTAATACATCCGCTGGCCCAGTGCGTTTTGAGTTTGGTGCATTTGGCGAAATTGATGCCAGCCAAATTGTTTTGAACATGGAACATGACCGCACACGCCCATTGGGTCGCGGTATTGCTGGCAGTGAGGAAGTTACTCCAGCAGGTGTATCTATGGCTTTTAAGATTGCGCCTACGGGTGCTGGTAATGATGCACTCGTAGAAGCATCAGAGGGATTGCGCCCGGCATTTAGCATTGAGGCAGCAGTCAATGAATACACAATCCAACGCGGCGTAATGGTTGTTTCATCAGCCAATCTTGAAGCCGTTGCACACGTCACTAACCCAGCATTCAAAGATGCTCAGATCGCACAAGTTGCAGCTACAGAAGCTGATGACGAGATCACCCCAGAAACCCCCGAGGCTGAAACCGCAGCCGAGGAACAACCACAGGAGAACATTGTGGAAACCGAAAACACCGCACCGGTGGCAGATGAAGTAACCGCTAGTGCGGTTGTTCAGGCTGCTGCACCAGTGGCATTCACTAAGCCACGCTCACCGATCGTAGATGGCATCAGCTACCTAGATCACTCCATCAAAGCCGCAATGGGCGATGATGATTCTAAGATGTACGTTCGTGCAGCAGATGATGACACCAGCACAAACACTGGCCTAACTTTGCCACAGCACCTAAACGAGTTTGTAACTAACACAATCTCGGATCGCCCAGCAATCAACGCTGTACGTCGTGAGTCACTAGTTAGTTCCGGGATGAGCTTCACTATTCCGAAATTAGGAACTGCCCCAACTGTGGCAGACACTGACGAAAACCAGAGCCCATCCGAAACAGGTATGACTTCCGATTACCTAACAGTGACTGTAAACAAGTTCGCTGGCCGTAATGACGTAAGTTGGGAACTTCTAGACCGTTCGAGTCCTGAATTTCTCTCATTGCTTCTCTCCCAGATGAATGATGCCTATGCTAAGGCAACAGACGAAGCACTTCTTGCTCAGTTTGTAGCACAAGGCACAGCATCAACTGGCGTTGCTGCAACTGCCGTTGGTTTCACTTCCTACGTTGGAACTGAATCAGCAGCTCTTTACAAGGCAACAAAGAAAAAGGCTCGCAACGTAGTTGCTAACACCGCAGTATGGGGTGGCCTAATGGGCGCAGTAGATGGCTCAAACCGCCCTCTTTACACTGCCTACAACGTACAAAATGCACCGGGCGCACTTACTCCGGGCGCAGCTGACGGAAATATCCAAGGCTTGAACTTGTATGTAGATCCGTACATCTCAGCAGCAACTTGGGTTGATGACAGCGCGTTCATCATTGCACCAGATTGCGTAAGCGTTTACGAATCACCAACAACTCGCTTGCAGGTCAATTTGATCGAAACAGGTCAGGTTCGCATTTCCCTATATGGCTACATGGCCATTGCAGTGAAGCAAGCAGACGGCATCCGCCGCTTGAACATCACCTAGGGATCGTTCAACAAAAGTGTGGGGGATGCGGCCCTGTGTCCCCCACACACCCTTTACTAGACAGGATTAAACAATGGCACTAATTACACTAAGCGAGTTAAAAGCCGTACTTGGTATTGGTGACATTTATGCTGATGCAATTGTGCAAGCAGTTGCTGATTCAGCTGAAAACATTATCTTGTCTTATTTAATTTTTGATGATGCCGCTATCAAAGCAGTATCACTAACAGGCAATGTGGCAACCTTTTATTGCTACGAAAATTCTTATGTTGCTGGACAGGCTTTAACAGTCACAGGTTGCGGATCACCATTCAATGGATCACGCACAGTAATTGATTCATATACTGGCCCGGGTGAGCCTTATTTCACAGCCGCAATTACTAACGCAGACATCATTCGCCGTAACATCATTCCAAGTGGCCGAGCAGTGCTTACAAGCCAAGCCGCTTTGTATGACACGATTCCAGAAGTACGCGAAAGTGCCATGGCCGTAGCATGTGACATTTGGATAACACGCACTGGCACACTTGGCCAGCAAGGTGTTGATTTCCAAAGTCCAGCACCGTACCGTCTAGGCCGTTCAATGCTTACTAGAGTTTCAGGCCTACTTGGCAAGCACTTAGACACTCGAGGCTACCTTGGCTGATCTAGCAACGTACCGGGCTAACCTCGCCGCAACTCTCGCAGCTGCTGGTCGGGTTGTTTACTCATACCCAAATGAGAACATTACGCCACCAGCCATTGTGCTTGTGCCGGGATCGCCTTACATCACAGTCGGCGCTATTGGTGGCACTCGTTGCCATGTTCGCTTTGACATCACTGTAATTGTTAATGCAGCTGACAACCGCGCTGCCTTAGCCAACTTAGAAACTTTAATCTTTTCAGTAACTGACCTACTAGCCAACAACATCTCGTTTTTGGGTGGATGGTCACAACCCACAGTCCAGCAGATCGGAAATGCCGACATGCTTATCAGCCAACTCAACATAGAGATGGTCACAACCAACTAGAAAGGCAAGTCATGCCAGCAACATACATAACTGGTCGGAATCTGACTTTGAGCATCAACTCTGTGTCATACGCTGACCAAGCATCCACCGTTACCCTTGAGCGCGAAAACAACCAGCAGGTTTTAGAAGTGCTTTCAGGTCGCGCTTACAAGACCGTAGACAAGACAGCAACACTTAACGTGGAACTATACCTAGACGATTCAGCATCCGCAGGAATCATTAGCGCACTATGGGATGCAGCAAACAGCGCACCAGATACATCATTGGCTTTCAGTTTTGATGTAAACGGTGACACATTCACTGGATCAGTATTCCCAGTATTTCCAACCGTTGGTGGCGCGGCCACAGACGTATTGACCACCAGCCTCAGCTTTGTTGTTGAGGATGGAACAGTCGCAAGAGCCTAACTAGCAGAACAGGGCAACCATTATGCAATACGACATTAAAACAAAACAGGGCAACAACTACATAGTGAGCGATGATTCAACTTGGTTGTGGATCGAGATCGAAAGAGAACTCGGATACACAGTCACTCAAGCAGCTGAAAAAATGAGCCAAGGTTCATTGGATTTGATTACTTGCATGTTGTACAAAGCAGCCAAAGCTGCTGGGCATACCAAAATGCCAAACCAACAGGCATGGGTCACCAATGAGTTTGAGGGCTTTGAGGTGGTTGAGGAAAACCCAAAAGAGAGTTAAGGGATGCGCTGGTGCGGATAGCAGTATCAACCGGCATTCCCATGAATGATCTGATGGACTGGTCGCTCGCAGACGTTAACACAGCAATCACGCTGATACGAGAAAGGAATGGACATGGCGGCTGAAACTAGAAGCAGCATCACTGTCCGACCCGATCTTGCTGATTATCGTGGATTGTTAAAAGCCTTAAATGCTATGGACAAAGAGGCGCAAGTCGATTTAAAAAATGATGTTTATGGAATAAGCGCGTGGACTGCAAGGGGTATTCAGCAAGCAGGGTACGCCCATCCTATTTATCCACGACAGGCAT